GTCATCGGGTCAATCTGCGGCATGCCGGTCATGGGGTCCATAGCAGGCTGGGGCACGTTCAAGCCCACGAAGCGCGGGGCATTCTCGTCGTCGGTCACCCGTATCCACTTCGGCTGGTTCCAGAACTGCTTGATGGCGTCCCAGAAAGCCCGGTAGCAACGCAGCGTCCAATCATCGAACTGCGCCAGAAGCGGGGCTTGCTCGGTTAGCCCTGCCTGCTGCTCGGCCAGAATGGCGCGGCCCGATTGGCTCGCCCCCTGCCGCCCGACAATGCCAGGCGTCGGGCTTTGGCGGCGCATTTCTTCCTTCGCGTCCCGCAACAGTTCCAGATGACCGGGAGCCAAGTTCCGGTCGCCCAGTTCCTCAATCTGACCCTCGCGCGCTTCGATAATGCCGTCTGGCTTGGCCCACTGCTGGCGGACCGTATCAATGTCGATGACGCCGGGGTCAACCCTGAGCTTGGCCACGTTCAGGATATGGACGGCCTTGCTTCGCGCCTTGTTGATGGCGTCTTGCGGCCCAAGCATGTCGCGCACGATGCCATAGCGGCAGTTGTCGATGTCCACGTAAGCCGACTGCGCAAGGATGGCACAGCGCGGGCGTCCGGTCTTGCTATCGAGGAACGGGCTGGGGCCGCTTTCCAGAATGCCCCCGGAGACGAACACACACTTTTCCCAATCGCCGCCTTTGCGCTTGTACATCTCAAAGCACATGATGCGGCGCGCTCGGCTGTCCACCCAAGCCCAGCCGTCCTTCGGTCGGTCGCGGTAGGTGTCGGAAGCACTCTGGTCGTAATTGAACGAGGTGCGGATGGTTTCGGCTTGGTCAGGGTACAGGTCGATGATGTCCTGCTCGTCCATCCACTTCGCGATGCCCATGTACCTTGCGTCACCAAAGTCTGTGTCGCGTGAATACGGGTCATAAAAGAACTCTTCGGGCCGAATGCGGCGCAGGCCAATCTCAGCCCCTTCCGCCATTTCGGTCACGCCCGCGCAAATGCCCCAGACCAGAAAGTCCTTCAGGCAATCGCGGCGCTTGGTCTGGAAGCGCGTCACGTCCGCCACATAGCGCAGCCCGTCCGTGGCGACTTCGGCACTATCCTGGTCCTTCGGCGTGCGGCCCCACCCCTTCGGGTCGGTTCTTCCGCGTTCCACAATGCCGATAATGGCGTTGACGGCGGGCTTGATGTGATTGAACGCAAGCGCGGGCTGGCCACGGGCCTCAAGCGTGCGGCGCTCGGCGTCCGTCCACTGGATGCCGTCATAGTAGTTCTGCCAGACCTGTGCGTCCCGGCGCGCGCGGTCCAGCATATCCATGGCGACCGTCGCTTTGCGCTTCAGGTCGGCCAGATAGGCGTCCGCTTCTTTCTGGTCATAAGCCATTATGCTGTCTTCCAGTTCTGCTGTGCCGCCAAGGACCGCGTGCGGGCATAGCGGTCCTCACCCTTGGGAGGGGCCGCCAGCCTGTAAACGGCACTCGACGTGTCAGCGACCGCGCGCCCGATGAGGCTGCAAGCGTCCACTGCGTCGTCATGCCTGCCAGCCGGAAACCGCACCAGCTGGTCAATCACATCATTCGCCCACGGGGCTTTCGGAAACGCTACTTTCCCGTTTGCAGCTAGAGCTTGAAACGCCCGCGCCCGCGTGGGCTTGTCGTGAATGGAACTGACCCACTCCATTGCAACCCAAGTCTTTCGTTCTGTCATGCGGCGGTCGAGGACGCCCTCGATGGCCCGCTTGATGACGCCCGCTTCGGAAAACCAGATGAGCGGCTTGTGCTTCGCTACCAGGTCCAACTGCTTGTCTATCCAGACGCTCGCGTTCGTCTGCCCGCGCCACCAGTCGAGCGCATAGATGGTGCTGTCAGGACCGATGCCCCAGACCGCATGTTCGGTGTAGTCGCCCCCTTCGTCAGTCACGGCCAAGTCGCTGGTGCCGTAGACGTTGACCTTGGGTAGCTCGTCGTAGCGCTTGAACCAATCGGCCTTGAAGAACGTGCCCTCGTCAGGCTGCGGGTCTTGCTGGTAAAGCGCCGACCAGAAGCGCGGAAGCGTGTTGCGCTTGATGCGCTGAAGCGCGTCAATCGGATAGGCTTCCGGCCACAAAGCGTGGCCTTCGTCGTCAATCGCAGGCAGCTCCACCACTTCCCACTTGTCGCCACCGTTGGCCTGCTGTTCCAGCAAATAGCCAGACAGGTCGTCTTCGTGCATGCGGTGGTTGATGAGGATAATGGCCCCACCCGGCATAAGTCGGTTGTAGACGCTGCCCTGATACCAGTCCTTCACCCTGCGTCGTTCAACTTCGCTTTGGGCGTCGGCCATGGAGCCGAAGGGGTCGTCGATAATGAACTCGTCCGCGCCCTTGCCGAGAATCTGCGAGCCAACACCAACCGCATAGAATATTCCACTGTGCCTTGTGTGCCAGCGGCCTGAAGCCTGGCTGTCGTCGGCGAGTTCGACGTGGGGGAACAGTCTTCTGTAGGGTTCGTCCCGGATGATGTTCCTGACTTCACGTCCGAAGTCATGGGCGAAGCTTTCTGATGCACTGGCACTGATAATCTGGCGGGTTGGGTTGCGGCCCAACACCCAAGCCGGATAGCGCCGTGAGGCGATTTCCGATTTCCCATGGCGCGGGGGCACCAAGAGCATGAGCCGGTCAATTTCGCGCCGCTCGACCCGTTCCAAGTGTCCGGCAATGACCCGGTGGTGGTTTGCGGTCTTGTACCGGTCGTAGGTGAATTCCGTGAACTCAATGAGGCTTTGTCTTGCCGTCCTGCGGCGCAGCAGTTCCGTCGCGGCCTGAATGTCGTCGGGCAATGATTGCAGCGAGTTCGCTGTCTGTAAGTTCGGCAATGGGGCGTTCATGTGTTGTTGTCACGTCCACGCTTTGCGGGGCTTTGCCGTCAATGCGGTCAGCGATTTCCTTAAACGCAGCCAAGTCGCCTTCGACGGCCTTCTCGACTACAGCAGCCGCAGCAATGGCAAGTTTCTTGCGCCCTTGCGGGTCACCTTCCTGCACTCTGTTGACAGCAATCAGCAGCGCATCGCGAATGAGTTTGTCCCGCTTGTTGCCTGAAGACGCACTGCCCATAATAATCTTCTAACCCGTTGATATTGAAATATTCTTTCGCGCCCTCGCCGAGCATTTTACACTTTATTGCGCAACCGGCTCCACGTCATGGCAAGGCGGCCCCGAATTGATTGTCGGCAACGATGTAATCGCTGGCGGCGACGATGGTGTATGTCGTGCCTTCAAATAAATTGTCGGTGACAATCCAGTGCGTTACCCCGGCGATGTTCAAGTACACCTCATAAGCAGTGCCCGTGCGTGGCGGTGTGTTGTCAAACGCATTGCCCGAAATTCGACCCGACTTGCTGACGTTCGACAGGACGTGGTTTTCCTTGTTGTTGCGGAAATTGTTTCCGCTAATCAGCAGCGCGGCCCCAGAGGCCGGGCCATTTGTGCGAACGCCTATGAAGTTGTCCACGATTCGGTTGCCGATGATGTGCGTGACTTCGCAATTGACCAGTTCAATTCCGATGCGATTGTTTCGCGCATTGGGCTGACCTGATGCCCCGGTGGCACTGCTAACATACTGGTTGGTGATGTTTACGTTTGTGCAATCGTCCAAATAAATTGCATACTCTCCCGTGCCGTCGTCCGTATCAGTGCCGGTAGTGCCATTGTTGGTTCCACCAAGGTCACAGCCGCCCCCCACAATGTTTACGGCGTCAAACCCCTTCATGCGAATATCAATTTTCTTGAAGACGCTTGTGCATGCGTTGATGAAAATCGAATTGCTGATGCCGTCGCCAGTGGTGTCGTCTGCATAAACGAAATAATCACCGAGCTGCGACACGACGTTATGTATGCCGAAAAAATTTGTGCCCCTGAAGAATACAAAGTCTGAGGTGTTGTTGTAGAAGAACCCGCCAGCGACATTCCCCGTCGCCCAAGAAATCTCCACCCCGCGCCAGAAACCCCTGACTTCGCAATCGTTGAGCGTAATCTTGCTGTTATTGCTGTCTGCGTTTGTGCCTGCCCACTTGATTGCAGTTGACGAGCCAGCACCGCTGAGTTTTTCAAACCAGACGTTTTCAATCATCATATTCGTCCAGTTGGCATTGTTGCCGCGCAAGTGCTCAAGCATGATGATGTTGCTGCTTGTGAAGAGGCGAACGTCACCGCTGCCCTTCCACTGAATCCTGCGTCCCTCTGGAATCGAAACCGCTGCGTCGAATTTGTAATTGCCCGGCGGGATGACCAAATTCGAGAATGCGTTACCAGACCCGCTTATCGTGGCATCTACTGCCGCCTGGAATGCCGTGTTGGCTGCGGTGACGCCAGCCCTGTCAGCCCCGAATTGCAGGATGTTTATTTCCTGCGCTTCGGAAAGTTCCCAACGCTGCCCGCCAGAGCTTGTGATGTATTTCGTGTTCACCCCTGCGGTTGGCGTTCCGGCCACTCTTTTGTAAAGCGCGCCACCGCCATCGCCGACTGCGTTATAACCAGAAGTGCGGATGTGATTGATGCCTGCGTCAATCGTTGCACTGTTTACCGCCGTGACCGTGTCAAACTGGCCGACCATGCCCTGCGCAGTGGCGACGGAAATAGCCGTCGGAACGGCAGTGGATGCCGTACTGTTGGCGACAAAAGTGCGCGCGCCTTGCGTGGCGAGTTTACTTAAGGCAATCGCGGCGCTGGCATTCACGTCGCCGTCTACAATGACCCCCGCGCTAATGGCTGTGCGAACGACCCCGTGCCAGACCCCGTCACGTCGCCCGTGAGGGTTATCGTCTGGTCGCCGCTGTTGGTGCCGGTCAGGCCCAAGTCGGTTTTCAGCGTGGCCAGCGTGTTGACCTCAGGCGCGCCCGAACCAGCCGTCTTTCTGTAAATCAGGCTCGAGGTGGCCATGTTGGCCATTTGCGATAGGCCAACCGCCCCTGCCGCAATTGTCGTGGCAAACGAGCCGGTGCCCGAGCCTGTGACGTTGCCTGTCAGCGTAATTGTCTGGTCGCCAGAATTGGTGCCGGTCAGCCCCAAATCAGTTTTCAGCGTCGCCAGTGTCTGCACTTCCGGGTCGCCCGTTCCGGCGGTCTTCCGGTAAATCACACTGGCCGTCGCCATGTCGGCCATTTTGGCCAAGGTCACGGCGTTGTTATCAATCGTCCAGACCGTGCCGGTGCTAGAGACCGTGATGTCGCCATAATCGGCGTCACTGACCGGGCCACCGCCCCCACCACCTGGCGGGGTTGCCCATGTTCCGTCAGCACGCAGGAAATTGGTGGTGCCGCCGCCAGAGGCCGGGGTGATACCCTTGAGGCTTGACGTGAAGACGTTCAGGCTGGCAACCGCAGTCGCGTCCAACGTCCACGTTGAACCGGCACTGGAAACGATAACGTCGCCCTTGTCGCCGTCGAGCGCAGTAATCCCGCCCCCGCTACCAGCCGTTAAAAAAAAAGCGGGGTTTGCCGCGCGAGGCTGGATATAGACCCGGAATTGCTCAGTATCGCCGGCGGAAGTCTGCACCCGGAAATCGACGTGGCCATAGCCAGCCAGGCGCTGGGTCAGGCGGGTCGTTGTGTTCGAGGCGTTGGAAATCACAACCCCGGTCGGCGTCCTTGTGACCAAGACAATGGTGGCGCCGTCAAGGTAAGCCCCCATATCGACGATATAGGTCAGGTTGTCGTCGTCTTCTTGGTAGGCGAGGAACTCCTGCGGGTTCACGACAGACAGACCACGGGTGGCATGGCGCTTGTTCTGGGCCAGCAATATGGTCCGGTCAGCCATGCAGGGACACCTGAAAAGAACAGGCGCGCGCAAGGCCCGAGGCCCGCGAACGCCTGTTCAAGTTTGTCGTAACGGAGGAGGAGAAACGGCGGGCAAACGCGAATCAGACGCAGTTCGCCCGCTACACGTTTTCTGAATTAGTTCTTTTTCGGCTGCAAGCGGATTTATGTCCTGAAGCCGTAGTGCTTGGCCAAGGCCGTTGCCGCATGCCGCAGGAGGTTCAGGGCTTCGTTGGGTGAGCCCCCATTGTGCTGCATCATCCACCGCCCGGCGCTGATACCTGACAGGGCGACCGCGTCCACCAACTGGACCGCATGACGGTGCAGGGTCATGATGGCAAAGATAGCATGGTCTCGCCTTGCTTGGGCGGCAAGGCGGGTGTTCGACAAATCACCCGTCGCCCCGCTGATAGCCTGCTGGTAGCTGCCGACACAGGCGGGCAGAAGACCCGCCAGGTAGGCGTCGGCGTGCCAACGCTTGAGCGCGTCGGCTTCGTGGCTGTCGAGGTAGGAGCGCCGCAAGTACCAATCCACCATGTCCTGCTCCACCCTGACACGGCGGGTGGAGCGGTCACGGGGGTCTGGCTGTTCGAAGACCCAATGCGCGTGCTGGCGGGCTTCGTCGGGGCCGTAGTCAGGGGGCTGGTTGTCGGGCTGGCGCTTCATGGTTTGGTTCTGCTGTTGTGCTGTGAGATGGCACGCTGTGCCGCAACGCTGGCCTTCAGGGCCTCGCTGACGCCCGGAAACTGACTGGCGGGTGCAGCAATAGCCGAAGGTGCCTCCCCGCCGTCCACGACCTTCTGAAAGCCACTGTCGGCCTTCCAACGCAGGACTTGTGCCGCGCGGTGCGCCATCTCTTCGGCTTCGGTTCGCCCGTCGCGGCAGAAATCTTGCTCAAGCTGGAGATGGCGCGGCAGTCCTGGTGACGGCATCTGCTCGCGCATGATGTCCACCAGATTGGCAACCGTTGGCCAGTAGGTCGAGCGGCGGATGTGTTCGGTCAGGGCAGCGTTCAGCCGTTCGGCGGGATAGGCCCCGAGGCTTGCGTGCCATTCCGCCGCCATCAGCCGCATGTCCGCGCCTCGTCGCTCGCCGTAATTCGCCAAGCAGCGGGCCAAGAGCTTGGCAACGTCAGTCGATGACGCGCGCTGCGGCAAACCCGTGGCGGGCAATGTCGGAAATCTGTTCGAGTTGCGATTTTCCGCTATTTCGTTGACCATTTCGCGCTCCGTGGGCGTTCAAGGCCCAGTTAATCCACGTCCGTTTCCAGTCGATTTTCGTAGCCCCGCCGCCGCTTTTTGCGGCCCAGTAGTTGGCGAATTTCGTGGCCTCGGCGCGCAAGTCGATGGCAGGCAACTGGCCTTCAATCCGCGCATTTTCGCCGTCTTCCAGCCAATCGTCGGGCACGACCGCGTCGGCAGGCCAGCGGGTTCCGCGAACTTCGCGGCTTGGTTTTTTCAAAATGGGCTTGGCAAGGATTTGGGGTTCTGGTGGGTCAGCGCGAACTTGTTCGCGCGCCTCTCTAATCTTCTCTTCTCTATTCTTATCTGTATCTACTCTTATCTGCGCCGTTTCTGAAACGTTACACGGCGTTTCATCGTGCGCCTCATTGAGTTTTTGGCGCTTTTGTCGGAATTTTCTAACCCGGTCGGTTGAACTATCGCTGCTCTTCTGGTGGTCGTCCCAGTCGTGCAAGCGCAGCCCTGCGTTACCAACTCGAACAAGGAGCCCGTTTCTCTGTAACGTTACAAGAAACGTTTCAACCTGCGTTTCACCAAGGCGCATTGTCCAAGCAATGTCAGCCACTGAAGGCAAGCGCCCATCATCGTCTGACAGGCAGAGGCAGTTTGTCCAAAACCCAACCACCTCAAGACCCAGGCGTTGAAGTTTCGGGTTGTTGACAGTTCCCCGATAAAGGCGAAGCCATGGCTGGGCCATTCAAAATGCCTCCGCGAGTTGCTTGTTCTGCAAGGCCAGTGGCTTTGCCGTGTTCAGGATGATGCCAGCGTCGTTCAGGTCCGCGATGGGGACGCAGCGCCCCCACGTGTCGTTCAACTGGTCGCGTCGGCTCTGGGGCTTTTCCTCGTAGCGGTAGAGATTGCCTTCGCTGAAGGCCCACTGCTTCAGGGCGAAGAAATCCAGCGTGTGCAGCTCGTCCCGGTCGAGGAAGTGGTAGAGAAGCAAGTCGGCCTTCAGCTTGAACATCCAGCCGGGGTTCGACCCGCGTTCGGCGTGGGAATGGCGGTTGCTGAGATTGCGGTTTGACCATGTCTCGAGAAACAGGTTCCCCGTGTATCGGCTTTCAGCCTTCACCTCGACCGAGCGCAGGAAGCCCTGCCTGTTCGTGAACAGCATGTCGCCCACGGTTTCCTGCAAGGCCATGGCGAGCGGCCCCTTGTCGTTCCAGACAAGCTGCCCGCCCGTCTTCTCTTTGAGATACGGGCGCAGGATGGTCATGCTCTCGACTTCGACCATGCGGGCGGATTGGAAGGCTGACATTACCGCCTCACCGCCTTGTTGATTTTGAACCGTGGCACCCCGCCGACCATGTCGGAGCGGATGCCGATGACCGTGTGCGCGCTTTCGGTCTTGCCCTGGCTTTCGATTTCCACGTTGACCAGATAGCCCCGCGCCGACCAGTAGGCCGTGACGATGCGGGCGAGCGCCTTTGCGCCCTCCACATTGCACCAGTCGCGTGTCGGCAGTTCTTTCATGCTTCCACCACGTCGATGTTGAGCAGCGCCTTCATGAGTTTGACCTTGAGGCGATAGGTCGGTGTGCGCACGCCCTTCACGTCTAGAACGACGCGCGCTTGCTTTGCCTTGTCGAAGAAGATTTCGTCGGCCACGTAGTCGCAAATGTGGTGCCCGTTGATTTCCAGCCTGAACCGCTTCTGGCGTTCCAGGTGGCTAATCTCACCCGCCTTCTCGCGCAGCTTGGATACGCACCAATGCTGGTATTCGCGCTGGCTGGCGAAGCGGCCTTCTTCGGTCGTCACTGGCTTGGCGCGATATTTGTTCATGGGTGCGCGGCTCCGGTAGGAGGGGAAAGCCGGAGCCGCGCGGGCACTGCACGGCCGGGCACGATTAGGCTGTGCAGTGCGTTGTTCATATGCCAGCGGCCTTTGTCAGACTTGCAGCCTTCTCAGCCGTGGCACTGGGCACAGGCTTATCAAGAACGAGCGCCGCCGGGTCACGTACAGGCGTGCCCTTGATTTGCGCCGAGCAAATGCGCCAATGGGCAAGTAGACGGTCCACCAAGTGCTGCTTCTTGGACATGGTGCCCAGACCGATAAGCGGGTC